CTGTGGTGGAGTGACCCCCTGCCGGGTTGGTGGGGGCGGGTCAAAAGTCTGGCACCCAAAAACAGGAAACCGTCTGTGCTCCTCTTTTTTAACCCTAAGCGACAAAAACGATGAAACGCACAAGGGCCGATTCGGCGGAAAGCGCTGTAAAGGCCATGATGGATGCCGCTAAGGGCGATTTAGAGCCGCCAGCGCATGTAAAGCTTCGTGAGCGTGATTACCCTTTTTGGCTAGGTATTGTGCGCGCGCGCGCGAGGGACGAATGGACTGAGGCTGATTTGGTTGTGGCTTCGCAGCTTGCCAAATGCCAGTCAGATATTGAAGTTGAACAACTTACGCTAGACGGCGAATCAACAGTTGTAACCAATGATCGCGGTACGGCGTGCGTAAACCCGCGTGTTGCTGTTCTAGAGCAATACGCACGCCGCGAAATGGCGCTCATGAGAACGCTACGCATGGGCGGGCGCGTAGCGGGCGATGCCAGCAAGGAAATGCAGCGCCGCAAGGTATTAAGTGGCGCAAAGAAAGCGCGTGAAGAATTGGAAGAAGAGGATTTGCTGGCGTCGTGAACAAGTTAACGCGCGGCGAAAAAGTCTGTGCGTTTATCGAGCGATACTGCGTAACCCCGGAAGGCGAACACATTGGCAAGCCAATTTCGCTAGAGCCATTCCAGCGCAAATTCATCCTTGAGATTTACGACAGTCCTTACGGTACACACACTGCATACCTTTCGATAGCCAGAAAAAACGGCAAGACGGCCTTAATAGCAGCGTTGTTGCTGGCTCACTTGGTGGGGCCGGAAGCTGTTCTAAATTCGCAGATTGTCAGTGGCGCTCGGAGTAAAGAGCAGGCAGCGGTAATTTTTGAACTCGCACGGAAAATGGTGGACATGAGTCCTACGCTTTCCAAGCTGGTGCGAATACAGCCAAGCGGCAAGCGGTTAATCGGCCTTGCGCGTAACGTACTCTACCGGGCGTTAGCTGCTGAAGGAAAGACGGCTCACGGCCTATCGCCAATTCTCGCTATCTTGGATGAGGTGGGGCAGGTCGAAGGCCCGTCTGACAAGTTTGTGACGGCGATTACATCGGCACAGGGCGCATACAAAAACCCGTTGCTGATTGCTATCAGCACACAAGCCCCGACCGATGCAGACTTATTCTCAACGTGGATTGACGCGCAAAAGAATGCGCCTGACCCGCGTGTAGTGTGTCATGTGTATGCCGCACCGGAAGATTGCGCGCTAGATGACCGCAAGGCATGGGCGGCTGCTAACCCGGCGCTTGGTGTTTTCCGTTCGCTGGATGACGTGGAAAAGCAATGCGCCAAGGCCATGCAGTTGCCAGCGGAAGAAAACGAATTTAGAAACCTGATACTGAATCAGCGGGTAGACACGGCAAGTCCGTTCGTGTCACGTAGCGTGTGGAAGGCCAACGGTGAACCGCCTTACCCGATTGAACGCCAGCGCGTTTGGGGTGGGCTGGATTTGTCCAGTACGTCAGACCTTACGGCATTGGTGTTGGTAACTGAGGGCGGTGACGTACACCCTACTTTCTGGCTACCGCATGTTGGCTTGGTGGAAAAGTCGCGCAAGGACAAAGTCCCTTATGACGTATGGGAGCGTGACGGAAAGCTGCTGACCACGCCGGGCAAGGCTATCGAATTCGAGTTCGTGGCTGAATTCATGCGCGGCTTGTTTGATGCGCATGACGTGGTGAAGATTGCCTTTGATCGGGCGCTGTTCAATCATTTGCGCCCGTGGTTAGTGAAAGCTGGCTTTGGTGATGATGAGCTAGAGAAATTCGAGCCATACGGTCAGGGCACATTATCAATGACCCCGGCGCTTCGCGAGCTTGAGGTGAAGTTACTTAACAACTCGCTGAAGCATGGTAATCATCCGGTGCTGACCATGTGTGCAGCGAATGCCGTTGTAGTCGGAGATTCCGGAGCGCGCAAGTTTGACAAGGCAAAAGCGCGCGGGCGTATTGACGGAATGGTCGCGCTCGCTATGGCGGTGGGCGTGATGCCCACAACTGACGAAACCCAACACAATGAACTTTTTTACGATTTGAATAATTAGATGAGTTTTTTCCAGCGTTTCGCGGAGTCATGGCGAAACGCGCGGGGAGGTGCGCCCGTACAAAACGCAACGATCACCACAGCCTCAAGTGGCGTCGAACTCTCTGAATTTTTCAACATAGTAAATCCGTCAAGCGGCTACCTTGTAAACGAATCCACGGCGATGACGGTGGCTACGGTCTATCGTTGTTGCGCGATCATCGGCGGCGCAGTAGCGCAGCTTCCGGCCCGTCAGTTCCGTGAAGTTAACGGAGAGCGCGATTCAATCAAAACGCCACTATGGTGGCTGCTGAACGAATCGCCTCATCCTAGGTGGACGTCGGCGGCGTGGAAGGAAATGATTGTCCGCAGCGTCCTGATGCGTGGCGATAGCTATGCATGGCTGCAAAACCATGATGTAAATGGCGTGCCGCGCCGCATTGAACCGCTTCGATATTCGCAGGTACAGGTGTACCGAGACGGCGATGATTTGATATACGCCGTGACCGATGAAAACGGCAAGATTCACGGCGTACAAAGCAGCGACATGCTGCACTTTACCGGCTTCGGATTTGACGGCTACCGCTCGCTATCGGTTATGCAGTGGGCGGCGAAACAAGGCATAGGTAACGCCTTGGCAGCCGCAGATTACGCAGGAAAAACGTTTGCAGAGGGCGCAATTCCGCAGATAGCGCTTAAGTACCCTAACAAATTCACGAAAGATCAGGCTGACGCGCTTCGTGCTTCGTTTGTCTCTACTTACGGCGGCAATGGATCGGGCGGGAAGCGTGTTCCGTTGGTTTTGGGTGAGGGTGGCGATGTGCAAGAGCTTTCGCTAACGCCGCAAGACGCCCAGTTAATCGAGACGCGCAAATATGAGCGTAACGACATTGCTGCTGCGTTCGGCGTCCCCCCGATCATGCTCGGTGACAATGAAAAAACGACCAGCTGGGGCACCGGCATTGAGCAGATAACTATCGGCTTCGTTGATTACACGCTCAAGCCGCATCTTGTGCGCTGGGAAGAAGAATTAAACCGCAAGCTGTTCAAGCGCGCTGGGCAATTTATTGAGTTTGATGTAAACGGCTTGCTGCGTGGCGACTCGACTGCACAGTCAAATTATTTCAAGGCGGCGCTAGGCGGGCCGGGCTCAGGCCCCGGATGGATGAGCGTTAACGAAGTGCGAAAGCTTAGCAATCTGCCCCCAATCGTCGGCGGCGAAAAGCCTTTTTATCCAGAGAGTACCAATGCAAAACAAACTACTGGCGCTGCTTAAAGCAAACGCTGGCGAGCGTTCGCCAGATCGGTTTTCCGTATCGAACGCAGGCGACCTTACCAAAATCTACATTACAGACGTTATTGATTCGTCATTCGGCGTGAGTGCAGCCGATGTAGTGGCTGCGCTTGCGGGTGCGGGTGACGTGCACCTGCATATCAATTCGCCCGGCGGCGATGTTTTCGAGGCTACCGCAATGGCGTCGGCCATAGCCGCACATGCTGGCAAGGTCACTGCGCATATCGACGGCGTTGCGGCAAGTGCGGCTACACGCGTTGCACTCGCTGCGGGTGAAGTCCGAATGACTGATAGCGCCATGTTCATGATCCATGATTCATGGACATTCGCGTTGGGCAACAAAAATGAATTGCGCGATACAGCCGCGCTGCTGGAAAAAGTTGATTCAACTATTAGTGCTGACTACGCGCGCAAGACGGGGAAAACCGCTGAAGAAATCGCCGCGCTGATGGCTGCGGAGACGTGGTTTACCGCGCAAGAAGCGCTAGATGCTGGCTTTGTTGATGCGATTGACACCAGCACACAGGCAAAAGCGAAAAAGTGGAATTTGTCCGCATACGATCGCGCGCCACAGGAAGAAGAAAAGCCAGATAACAGCATCGCAGAGCAACGCGCCCGCAACTTGCGGCGCTTGCGCTTACTAGAAATCACCTAGCGCAATCTCGCGCAGATGACCAACAACCCGCTTAGGCGGGTTTTTTTATGTCCAGAAGGAAATTATGAAGATTGAAGCCTTGCGCGAGATGAAAAATACGCTCGCAAAAAAATTGAATAACTTGCTCGCCAATAACGGCGATAAAGTTTGGACTAAAGAGGAACAGGCGGAATACGATTCCGGCACTGATGAACTGACGCGGATCAACGCGCAAATTGCAGCCGTTCAAAAAAGCTTGGATGAGTCGGCAGAGATCTTTGTTAGTAACGCCTCAAAAGGCAGCAAGAGCGCAGAGCTTTCGATCAATGACTTGTTCGCCATTTACTTGCGCAAGGGCGACAAAGTCACTGCACAAGAAGCGCTGCAAATTAGCAATGCCATGTCAACGACGACCGGCGCAGAGGGCGGTTTTACTGTGCCAGTTGATATTGCGAAAATGGTCATTGACCAACTGAAGGCATTCGGTGGAATGCGCTCGGTAGCCTCTGCGATCAATACGGAAGCGGGTAACGACTGGCAATTCCCGGCCTCTGACGGCACGTCGGAAACCGGCGAAATCGTGGGCCAAAATGCACCCGCGACTGGCCTTGATATTACGTTTTCGCAGGTGCCTTTGGTTGTATACAAGTACAGTTCCAAGAAGATTGCCCTACCTTGGGAATTGGTGCAGGATTCGGCAATCGACATTGTCGCTTTCGTGGTCAGCCGTCTCGTTACGCGGCTTGGTCGCATCACCAATACTCACTTTACGGTAGGCACGGGAACGGGTCAACCGTTCGGTATTGTCCCTCGGTCTGGCGCTGGTCGTGTTGGTGCAACGGGTACTACAACGTCGGTCACTTATGACGACTTGGTGCGTCTAGAGCACTCGGTAGACCCCGCCTATCGTGGTAGCGCTGGCTACATGATGCATGACACGTCGGTGCTTGCGCTGCGACTGATTAAAGACGCGCAAAACCGTCCTATATTTGTTCCCGGCTATGAGGCTGGCGCATTGATAGAAGGCGGTGCTCCTGACCGCTTGATGGGCCGGGCAATCACGGTCAACCAAGATATGCCAGTGATGGCCGCAAACGCTAAATCAATTGTGTTTGGTGATTTCAGCCTGTACCAAATTCGCGACGTAATGGATGTTCAGATGCGTCGTTTTGATGATTCGGCATTTGCTCTGAATGGTCAAGTCGGTTTCTGCGGCTGGCAGCGCACGGGCGGCAACCTGCTTGATGCGTCGGCAGTCAAATACTTCCAGAACTCGGCCACCTAATGGCTAAGAAGGAAGCGGGCGCGACCTTGGTTCGCGTCCTATGCGACTGCATTTATGGCGCGGCGAATCAAGTTGTTTCGCTCGCGCCTGAAGTAGCAGAAACCGCAGTGGCTTCGGGGCTTGTTGATAGCAGCCCTGAAGCGGTTGAGTACGCAAAAGGGCTATCCAAATGAACTCAACCGAAGAAGTCCCGCTGATTTACACCACGCGCGGCAATCTGCCCGTTAAAGACCTTGACTACAAGGTGGATTGGCAGTTTGACGAAAAAGGAATCTCGTTTGTTGAAGAGTACCTTTACGAAGGCGAAATTGTTAAGCGCGGCGTGGCTCGATACCAACTCCCTCACGGAATGGAAATCAATTTAATTCAAGGGGCCATAAATGGCTAATGCACAAGCAATTGCGACCTCGTTCAAAACGGACTCGATGGCTGGCATCCATGCATTCACAACTACGGTTGTGAGGGGCACTACTGCTGCCGACACGTTTAAGGGCGCGCTCTATCTAACGACGGCGACGATTGGCGCTGCAACCACGGCCTATTCCGCGACCAATGAAGTAACCGGCGCTGGCTACACGGCTGGTGGCGTAACGTTGACATGGATTGCGCCCGCAGCAACAGGCACAACGGCATTCACAACGCCGTCTGCACCGCTGGCGTGGACTGGTCTAACGGCTGGCCCATTTGATTGCGTGCTGATTTACAACAGCACTCAGTCAAACAAGGCGTTTGCTTCCTACACGTTTGGTTCACAGACGATTTCAGCGAGCAACTTCAGTCTGACCATGCCCACAAACGATTCCGCAAACGCACTGTTTAGGATCGCATAATGGCCGCGCCGTATGTCCCATTGGTGCTGGCGTCGTCTGTAGCGAACGGCGCGACACTAACGACGACGACTGCAACCAGCATTCTGCACGGCTCCGGCATTGGCGTCATTCCGGCGTCAACGTTGCAGGTCGGAAGCACAATCAAGGCGCTACTTCGTGGCCGCATGAATACAGTAGTAACCACGCCGGGGACGCTTACGTTTGACCTCCGGCTTGGCTCTACCGTGGTATCTGCACTGGGCGCGATCAATCTCAACACAACCGCGCAGACTGCGGCGTCATTTGACCTTGAGTTGCTGGCTACTATCCTCTCGCTTGGTACTGGCACGGGCGCTACTGCGTTGGTCACGGCGCGCTTCTCGTCGCGCGCTCTGGTGGGCAGTGCCGCAGTTGCGGCAGGCGGTGTTGGTGTAATCATCCTGCCGGATACTTCGCCCGCTGTCGGTACGGGTTTTGACTCAACGGCGGCGCAAGCGGTTAACGTATTTGCTACGTTCACCGTCGCAAGTTCGCTCACAGTGCATCAAAGTATCACTGAACTGAAGGTTTAAACATGCCGATGTTGCCGCGCATCGCGAAAAGGGTCGCGCGGCAAGTTAGCTGGTTTAGGTCGGATACGACGCAGGTTAAAGATATTAGTGTTGCGTTGACTGGAATCGGTCAAACCGTAGCGATTGGCGCGCTGGCGGCGACGGCAGCTACGGCGTTGTCGGGCGCGCAAGAATCGCTATCAATTGGAGCATTGCTTGCGCGGCTCGGGCCGTTCACTAGAGTAATCACAAACAACACTGGCGGTGACTTTACCGGCGTTGTTGACGCGACGATTGACCAGTCTGCACCAACAACGGCGTTAGGCTCGACTACGATAGATTCGGTAGCGTCGATTGATGGCGCTACCAATAAACACACACTGGTTGCATTCACGGGCGTATCGAACATCCCGGCAACAGCAATCGTTAGCGCGGCCAATGTTGAATTGAATGTCAATATCGGCACGGGTGCCATTGATTTTGCCTTTGCAAAAATGACACGCGCGTGGACGGAAAACGCGGTCACATGGAATACGTCCAATGGTTCATCGGCGTGGACAGCGCCGGGCGCAGAAGCCGATGCAAATGCGCCGTCTAGTTTTTTGTTTTCGTATTCGATCAGTCCGGGCTACCTTTCGTTTTCCAGCGCCGATTTAGCGACCGATGTTCAATCATGGGTAAACGGATCGGCTAATAACGGTTGGTTGATTAAGTACAGCGGCGAGCCGGGGGACGGCTCCTACGCAGATTTTTATTCTCGCGAAGCGGGAACGACCAATGGCCCGCGTCTGACGGTAACGTACTACCTGCCGACAGGTGGCGTATCGGTTCAGTTGGTCGGTTCAGGCGCGGTGTTTTCAATTGGTTCGCTAGCGGCTTCTTCCGCGCTGGCGATTACGGCGGCAACGGCGGCTTTGTCGCAAGGTATTTTCGGCGTTGCTAACAATGTCGTAATTAGTGGTCAGGCGGGCGGACTCTCGCAAGGGTCGTTAGGATCATCGGGCGCTGTCGCGGTATCGGGCCAGCAAAACACATTGGCGCAGGGCGCGCTAGTTGCTTTGAGCAGTTCGCCGATTGCAGGTCAGTCGGGGTCGCTCGCTCAGGGCTCGCTAAGTGTGGCCAATGCAGTGCCGCTTTCTGGATTGCTTGCGTCGCTGTCACAGGGAACGTTAACACCGTCATCTACTGTCTTGGTGCAGTTGATCGGGCAGGCAGTCACAGTTTTACAGGGCGCAGTAGGCGTATCCGCTGCAACCGCCCTGTTAGGTCAGTTAGAAACAAATTCAGCGGGCGCATTGGTTCCGGGCGCAACGAAAGCGCTGTCAGGACAGGCGGAAACCGCCCTACAAGGCGCGCTAACAGCATCGGGTAGCACTTCTATCGCCGGGCAGTCTGAGACGTTGTCGCAGGGCACATTAACGCCGTCACAAGCGGTGCTAGTGCAACTGATTGGACAAGCGATGTCCGTGTTGCAAGGGTCGCTTTCTGCGGCAAATGCAAAGGCGCTAGCCGGTCAGAGTGAGTCGCTGGCAGCGGGTGCAGTT